ATTGACGAGTCATCCGACATGATCGGCGTCAATCACATCCATATGGCGCCGTCCGAGGCTGTGGCGGTGACCAACATTGTCCGCTTCGACAACGCCTACCACATCGTCCGCAAGAGTAATAAGGGCGCTGCTGGCACGCTGATCCTTGCCTGTGACGAAGTGCCTGAACCGGCCATCGAGACGGCGAGCCTGAAGACGGGGTCATATGACCCCATCAATGAGGTCATGACGACCTCAACGTCGTCCGTCAGAGTGCTGAGGCTGCGCTGGCAATCCTTGTTCGAGTACCGTGACGCGATTGCGCCGACGTTCGATCCCGAGGATTTGCAAGTGGTCGTGGCAAAGTCGGTGGCGACGCCGGCTATCGGCGCCACCTTCACCTTGTCCGATGGCGACTTTCAGGTTGACTCGTTGCTGGACAGGCCGGGGGTATGGGTGTGCAAGGTGTCGAGGCATGGCTGAGTCTAATTGGGAAGGACTGGATGAAGCCTTCTCCGAACTCGAAGCCGAGTGCGCCAATGTCATTCGTGGGATGACGGTCGAGATTTTCCACTATGTCCTGCAGCAGTCGCCGCAATCGCGTGGCCGCTATGTCTCAAGTTGGCAGTACAGCTTGAACCGTCCTGTGTTCTGGACTAACCCAGAATTCGCTGATAGATACCCTGAAACCTACGTTAAGGGCAACCAGCCAGCCATTGAGTCTGCTCTTCGGGCCAACGCCGGAGACGACACTCCTTACAAACTCGGCGACACCGTATACATCTCGAACGGCGCCGAGGGCTTGGAAGGCGAGTACGGCTACCTGATCGAAGATGGCCTGATAAACCTGCGGGCAGAGAACAAGGGCGGCATCCGCCCGCTCGGCAGGGCAATCGACCGCGCCGGTTCATGGTTCGCCAACGACGTTCGCCCTGCCCATGCAGCGAAACTCAAAGCCCTGAGAATCTACTAATGAAAAATCAAAGCGGGTTTATTAGTGAGAGTGATTTTTGGACTTTCACCGCCATTATGATCGTGCTTGGGTTTGCTCTAGGCGGGGTGGTTTTCATTGGACTACCTAAGCTGTGGGCGTTCTTAAAGCCTCTGATCCATGCGTGGAGTGCTTAATGAAAGAAACCATTCAAAAGGAAATCGTGACGTGGTTCGATGCTGCCTTCAAGGCGCAGTACCCGACCGTTCCGATTGCCTACGAGAATCAGCCCTTTGACTGGGGCAACCCGCCTGACCTGTTCATCGAGTTCGAGGTCAAGTTTTACTCAGGCAACCAGATCAACCTGGGTGCCCCGAAGACCCGATACGGCGGCTACGTCTACGTCACTGTCTGGGCGAAAGAGGGTAGCGGTACGCTCGCCTCCAAGCGAATCCTTGACTGGGTTGACGCCCGCCTCGGCTACAAAACGCTCGCCCACGTACAGATTGAAGCCCCTGAACCTGACGAGGGTTCGCCCAATAAAGGGTGGAGTATCGAGGGGTCGAAATTCAGGTTTTACGGCGACGAAAGCTAACCCTTGACAGCACCTCTTGTTCGTGAGATATAGAGGAAAATTCTGACACATTTCCACGTAAGGAAGCATAGACATGCCGACTCTTTCCGCATCGAACCGTACACAAGTAGCGTATAAGCTGGAAGGTACGTACCCGGCCACCTGGGGCGTGTTCCCCGCCGCAGGTAACGGCACTCTGATCCGTATCACGGGCGAAACCCTTGACTACACGCAGGGCACCGAGCAGTCGAAGGAGCTTCGCTCAGACCGCCAGGTTACCGACACCATCACCGTCAGTGCTTCTTCGCAGGGCGGCTTCAACTTCGAACTGTCCTACCGTGAGTTTGACTGGATTCTCGAAGGTATCGCTCAGGCGACCTACACCGAGTACGGCACCCTTGGTGTTTCCGCTTCCATCGCCACGCTGACGCTGACGTCGACGACGATCACGGCAGGCGCTGCCCCGACCGGCGCTGACGCTTTCACTACCCTCAACAAGGGTCAGTGGATTCGTATCGTTCCGCCCGCAGGCGCGACGCAGACGGTCAAGGACTACTTTAACGGTCGGGCCTTCCGTATCGACTCGACGACTGCCCCGACCTCCACCGTGATTACGCTGGATGCGGCGACGCCGATCAACACCGCAATTGGTGGCGTTTCCATTTCCGCAGGTTTCATCTCGTCCTCGCGCCTGACCAACGGCAGTACGATGAAATCGTACTCCCTTGAAGTCGGCCACCTGGACATCAGCCGCTTCCGCCAGTACACCGGCATGATCCCGTCGAAGCTGGACCTGAAGATCGGCGTCGGTAGCATCATCGGCGGCAGCGTTGACTTTATGGGCAAGGGGATGGTTAACCCGATCCCGACGACGACCGGCATGGGCACCGTGATTGCCTCCAAGGGATACTCCCCGGCCAACGCCGTGCGCGGCGTCTTCGACATCTTCGAAGGTGGCTCCTCTATCACCGCGACGACTTATATCAAGTCGGCTGACCTGAGCATCGACAACACGCTGCGCGGTCAGGATGCGGTTGGCGTCCTTGGTAATGCGGGCGTTGCTGCCGGCACCATCAAGGCCTCGGGCAAGCTGGAAGTGTATTTCGCCGATTCGGTGATGTATGAGAAGTTCCTGAACAACACCGAGACCTCCTTGTCGATCCCGATTCTGGATAACGCGGGCAACGGCTACATCTTCGTCTATCCGCGCCTCAAGTACACCGCTGCCAAGGTCAATGCGGGCGGTCTGGATCAGGACAACATGCTGTCGCTGGACTTCACCGCCCTGATGGACAATGTCGCTACCTCGGCTACCTACCAGAAGACGTTTGCGATCTTCCGTGTAGGTGCCACGACCTAAGTTTTACCGGGGGGCTTCGGCCCTCCGCCTGCTGCATTTATTGCCTTTGTTGGGCAGCAGGACCAAAGCAGTAACAGCCGTTAATCTTTGACACAATTGCAAGAAAGGAAGTACAAGAGATGGCCCTTGATATTTTTGCTCAGTTTGCCACCGACGAATCCCTTGAGGACAACGGTGCGTGGTTTGAAATCGGCGGTGGCGCCAGCGTCCTCGTTGCCCGTAGCGGCAACCGCAAGTACGCCAAGATGCTGACCAAGGAAGTTGAGCGTAACAAGAAGGTGCTGGACCTGAACGACGACGCGGCTGACAAGAAGTCCGAGGAGATCATGATTGCCGTGATTGCAGAGACGATCCTGTTGGGCTGGAAGGATGTCAGCTTCAAGGGTGAAGCCCTTGAGTACAGCATCCCGAATGCCAAAAAACTTCTGGCCGTCAAGGATTTCCGCAAGGCCATCGGCCAGTTTGCTGACGATGTGTCCGCATTCAAGTTCAAGGAAGAGGTTGAGCAGGGAAAAGCCTGACGGCCTACCTTGCTTGGGAATTGGAGTGGGGCGGGGCTGAGCAGTTCTTCAAGAACCTGAGAGAAGACGGCTCACCCCATCCCGCCGACATAGGGAGACCAGCGCTCAGATATGACTGCATCAAGTACATGGATGCTTTCAGTTATCTGGGCGCTAGTCGCTTATGGAGCGAGGTAGGCCCGCAGCCCATACAGGTAAGCGAGGTGGAGTCCTACCTTGGCATCGCCGGCATTGAAGACCCATACACGAAGATGAAGTACCTCCGCCTGGTTCAGAAGATGGACCGGGTGGAAATGCAGCACATAGCCCGCAAGCAAAACAGAGAGTAAACAAATGACGACCGCAAACCTGAGCGTTGGGATTAACACCGAGAAGGCACGGGCAGACCTCAACGCCCTCAAGGACTTCATGCGGAGTCAGTTGAGTTCGATGGCTTTGTCGATCAACGAGAAATCGTTGGAGGCGTCGATCAAGCTGGCTATGCAAGGCCCTACCAACGGGTTTGCGCTGCGTATTAATACAGCAAAGCTGAAGACTGACCTATCGACTGCCCTGAACGACGCGATGTCTGGGGCGAAGGTTGGCAGTGGTTCTATTGATATAACCCAGATTAAATCCGACCTTAACCTGCTGAAGCAGGTTACGATCACTGCGGCCAACGACGCTAAGTATGGGGAGCGAGTCACCAAGGAGATCAAGGACAGCACGCCTGCGATGGTCAAAGCGTCTGCGGATGCGGGTAAGGCTGCGGGGGCTGCCCGAGTAAAGGCGGAGGAAGAAGAAGGCAAGAAAGTCCGCATTAGGTATTCAGTCAAGGAGGGCGCAGGCGTTGTTGGCGCCTCGTTGCCTACTTCGTATACAGCAGAGCAGGTAAAGGCGAGAGCGGAGCAGGCTAAGGCTGATACTGATGCTCGCGCAGCGCTGCTCAAGCGTATCGACTTGATGCGCACTGAGTTTGAACTCCGTAAAAAGACCTCCGCAGAAGAATTGAAGGCGTTCTTGTCCTCTGAGGCGAAGGCAGGCACCGCAGAAATGAAGGCGAGGGCACAGGGGTGGGCAAACATTGCTGCCGAAGCGACTAAGGCAGAGAAGGCGCAACGTGCTGCTGCTGCCCGGATGTTTGCTGAGGGTAAGAACCTTGCTCCTGACAACCTGACAGCCAAGGGTAAGGCACAGTATGGAGCACAGTACGCAGTAAGCCGAGGGGTTTCTGAGTTGATGCTCCCCAACGGCGCCGCTGGATTGCTCCAAGTTACTGACGGCCTAGAGAAGGGCATCAAAAAGGTAGGCCAAGCACACACCGAAGCCACAAGCCACACCAAAACTCACGCCGCCGCCATGCGCGATGCGCACTCTGCTGCCCGAGGTCTCGCCTCCGGCATGGGAATGATGTGGTTGACGTGGGGCAATATAGCGCCCCTGCTTGCCGGCGCGTCCTTGTCGCACGGATTTATTCAGGCGATGAAGGCGGGCAGCGAGTTCGCCTACCAGCTTACGTTTGTGAAGGCGTTGGGCGAAGAGACGGCAGATTCGATTGGGCGTATCAGCAACGCCGCTCTGGAACTCAGCAAGAATAGCCTGTACGGCCCAGTCGAACTCGCCAACGGCCTGCGCACGCTGTCTCAGGCAGGCTTGAGCGCGTCTGAATCCATGAAGGCGCTTCCTACGGTAATCGACCTCGCCACCGTAGGCGAGATGAGCATGAAGGACGCCGCGATTACCCTCGTCGGCGTGATGACCGCGTTCAACCTTGAGAAGACGGATTTCAGCAAGATTGGTGACGTGTTCGCCAAGGCTGCTGCTGTGTCTCAGACCAGCGTTGAGCAGATGACGCAGGCGATGAAGATGGCGTCCGTTGTCGGCGAGCAGTATGGCGCGTCGATGGGCGACACAGCGACTGCCCTGACCTTGCTGGCGAAGATGAACATCACCGGCACGGCGGCTGGTACGTCGCTGCGTAACATGCTGAAGGAGTTGTACTCTCCGACTGAGAAGTCAGCGAAGCTGATGAAGGAACTTGGGGTTTCCGCTCAGACTGCTACCGGGGAATTGAAGCCCTTCCCTGACATTATCTTCTCCCTCAAGGGAAAACTTGAGGAGTTCAACAAGGCCAGTCAGGTCAAGATTCTGCAGGGGATGTTCGGTGAGCGAGGCGCCAAAGAAGCTGTCGCCATGCTATCGCTTACTCGTACAGAGTGGGACGCACTAAACCGCACGATCTCCGAGTCTGGTGGGTTCATGCGCGAAGTGTCCGCAGAACTCGAAGGGACTGTTAAGGGTTCGTTCAAGCAGGCGATCAACACGCTGCAGTCTTCCTTGATTGAGGCTTACAACAGCACCGAAGGTGCGGCTGGAAAGCTGGCAGGCCAACTCAAGGAGACCTTTGGGTCTGCTGCATTCAAGGAAAGCCTTGCCGGCATTGTCAGTGGGATGCTGTCGCTCACCAACGCTTTGGTGGCAATGGCCCCGGCGTTGGCGATGGCTGCTGGCGGATGGTTGGCACTAAGAACGGCGATGATTGCTGCCTCTGTCTGGACTTCCGTTACTGCGGCGCTGTCGGGGGCAACACTGGCAGTGCAGACTTTTGGGGCAGTAGCCTCCGGGGCCGCAATGACCCTTTCAGGGTCAAGCGGACTCCTAGCCGCAGTCAGAATGCTCCCTGCAGTCGGCGCTGCTGCCATGACCTCAATTGTGGCAACTACGGGCGTCCTCGGCCCTCTCGCCATCGCTATTGGCGCAGCCGGCGTCGCCTGGTATCTCTTCCGCGACCGTACTGCCGAGGCCATGCGGGATTCCGCTGCTGCTGTAGCTACCGGCGCCGAGTCCATGCGCAGAAACATCGCCAACATCCTGCGCGATGTTCATGACATGCCGACTTCGTTCTCGCGCAAGGCTGTGGACATGGAGCGCGACCGGATTGTCGAAGGTCAGGGCAAACTGCTGAAGGCTAAAGAAGACCTTAAGAAGCAGTACGGCATTAACTCTGACAAAGAGGTAGATGCCTTCATCAGTTCGTCCACCTCCACGAACAGTGCGGGGGAAACCTACACCAAGACGGGGGCCAAGTACGACGCGCTTGTCGCCTACCAGGAACTTAAGAAGGCGCAGCAGCAGTCGGTGAAGGACTTTGCCAAGATCAATAATACGGTCGAGGGCATCGCTGCTGAAAGAGCAGCGGTTAAAGATGAGGTTACCAAACCTGACAAACCATTGAAGAACTTTGAAGGCCTTGGCGGAGGAGGTCGCGCCGACCGCGAAGCTGGTAAGTATGAGAGCCAACGCCTCAAGAACGTGCTCAAGGATCAGGCTACCATTGAGAAGCTGTATGACTCTCACTACAAGCGCCTGATTGCCGTTGAGAACGCATCTGCTGCGGCAGGGCTAATCACCCGTGAGCAGGCAGAGGAGAAGATTAGTGATCTGACTGAGGAGCAGACCAATGCTCGAATCCAGATCAATGAGGGCTACCACGCCAAACTAAAAGAAATGATGGACTCGTCCAACAAGATGTCTGCATCGCAACGTGAGCAGATCGAGGGCGAGATGGAGCGGCGTGGACTTCTGCTGCTTGAACTTCAGGAAGAAATCACGCTGAAGCGTGAACTCGCCAATATCGCTTCCAAGGGTTACCAGGAAAAGTTCAACAAGGACCTCGACAAGAACGCTGTCGATCTCACTAGGGAACTCGAACTCGCCAAAGCAGGGGTCTACGGAAAAGCCAAGAATCCTATTGAGCGTGCTCGTGACAACGGAGAAACCTTGGTCAGCAATCGTTACGCTCAGATGATGCAAGAGGCGGTTGATGCCCGCATTCGCGCTGAGGAAAGCGGTAACGAAGCCTCCATCAAAGCGACAGCGGAACGTCTTGACCTGCTGGATAAAGAGGTACAGGCAGCTAAGGCTTACTACGGCGATCAGTACGCCGCCCTTGCTGAGTACCAGCAGACGGCAACCTATGGCTGGAACAAATTCTGGGAAAACTACCAGGAAAAAGGCACTACCGCTGCAATGGTTGTTGAGCAGTCGATGGAAAGCGTCACCAAGAATATTGAAGACGCGATGGCCGAGATGGTCCGGACAGGGACCCTCGACTGGAAGAAGATGGTTACTTCCATCATGGCTGACGTTGGACGTATTGCTTCCAAGGGGTTGCTGTCTGAGGCTGGCAAGTTGCTGCCGTTCGGAAAGACTGTCGGCAAGGGGGGTGAGATTAGTGAGGAAGGTGCTTTTGGGGGGGCGCTCAACCCTGTAGTTGACGGGCTCAAACGGATGTGGTCTGCCTTGACTGGCACCTCGGAAGCGACTGAGAACGCCACCGCCAAGACCGCTGAGGGTATCGTCAAGATGGTGACGAAGACCTCCACGGAAACGGCTGCTACATCATCGCTGGTACAGCTTGCATCGGCAGCACAGTTGGCAGCAACTTCGTTGGCTACTGTCGGGGCTGGTAAGGGGGCTGCGGGGCTTCTCGGGTCCGTGGGCAGCGGAACTAGCGTAGGGGGAATTTCATCTCTCGCAGGTTCTTTCGGAGGGGCCTCAACTTCAGGCGTTTCTGACTTCATGAGTCTGCTCCTAGCCGCAGACGGGCACGCCTTCTCGCCCAGCCTGGTTAAAACATTTGCCAAGGGCGGCGCTTTCAGCAACTCCATTGTCAACAGCCCCACCTTGTTTAAGTTCGCTGACGGAACCGGGATGATGGGTGAGGCAGGCCCTGAAGCAATTATGCCACTTGCTCGTGACGGACAAGGAAGACTTGGGGTAAGATACGAACCAAGACAACCTCCTTCCCAATATCAAAAAGCGGCACAGCCTGCAGAACCAGCACAAAACAACATCCGTATCGTAAATGCCTTTGATACGAGCGTTGTTGGGGACTACATGGGGAGCACCGAAGGGGAGAAGATTGTGATTAACGCAATCAGGAAGAACCAGAACACTGTAGCTCGAATGATTTCACAGTAACCCTAATTTAGGCACCCTAGTAGTGACGTTTTTTGAGAAAGAGAACAACAGTAAAACCCACAAGAAGGGGCAGAGATGACCCATCTCGTGTGGCCGTTCATGCCCCAACACGGGGTCGACGAGGTCCTTGAGTGGAAGACCGACGTTCTCCGTGCGAAAGCCGGAGAGCAGAGGGTCGCCCTTCGTGACGTGCCACGCCAGATTTTCAGTTACAAGGGGTTCATGACCGAGCACCAGGCGTCTCTGGCTCGGGCTATGGCTTACGGGTGGGGCCACGGCCAGTTCGGTATCCCTGTGTGGGTTGAGGCATCGTTCGTGGGCGACATTTCTGCGATTGCAACCTCTGCCCTAGTGGATACGACCACCGCCGACTACCGCGTCGGCGGGCTGGCTTTGTTGTGGGAGAGCGAGGAAAAGTTTGTAGAGGTAACCGTCACTTCCCTGACCTCTACACAAATAAACTTTACAGCCACAGGGGTCACCTTTACTTCCGCATACGCCTGCCCTCTACGGGTCGGTAAGTCACTCAACGGTCTCACCCTGCGGAGGGGTCCGAATTCTCTCGTCAAGTCTGACGTTGAGTTCAGGGTGGAGGATAACGTCGACCTTGGTACTTCAGCAGGCTTCCCTACGCTGGGTGGAATCGACGTCCTGACTGACCTCGTGTACTACCTAGGCAGCCACGAGGAAAGGGTCATCCGGGAAGTGGAGATCATGGACAACGAGACCGGGATAGTTTATGCCCCGGCGAAGTACGCCCAGACCGACCAAGTTTTTACCCTGGCGTTCAGCACGCAGGACCGTACCAGCCTGACCCGCATCCGTAAATGGCTGCACCTTCGCAAGGGAAAGCTGAAACCCTTCTGGCTAATCAGCCAAGCGCATGACCTGACGCTCCTGACCAACATGCTTTCCACAGATACGAGCATTGAAGTCCGGAGCATTAAGTATGGGGTGTATTGCACAACCAGCGCCATAGAGATTTTAAGGAAGAACGGAACGGCAACCTATCACCTTGTCACGTCTGGTTCGACGGTAGGTAACGTCGATGTACTGTCCTTTTCAGTTGCCGCAGGGACCGCAGCAGCCGTGGCCGACATCGAGCGCATCAGCTTCATGCGCAAGGTTTGCCTTGCCTCTGACCGGGTCGAGATCAGCCATCAGGAAAACGCCTCGGCTACGATCAAGATACCTGTCCGTGAGGTGCTAGCATGACCTACGCGACCCTTGAAACCTCCATCTCTGATGGGCAGCCCGTCGAACTATACGAATTCATCAATGGCTCTACGGCCTATCGCTATACTAGCTCAGACGGCGATGTGAGCTACGGCGGAAACACCTACACCGCCGTGCCGATCGCCCGCGGCGCCGTCGAGGCGACTAGCGAAACCGCCCGCCTGGCGCTGGAAATCACCTGCGCCCGGACGCTCGGCGTGCTCGACCTGTTTTCCACCATGCCGCCGGACGAGATCGTCGCCGTCAGCCTGCGCCGCCTGCATGCCGGTGACGGCGAAGCAATTACGATGTGGATGGGGCGTATCCTGAACGTGACATGGAACAGCGTGGCGGCAGAAATCCACTGTGAGAGCGTCTATACCTCGCTCAAGCGCACCGGCCTGCGCCGCCTCTATCAGAAAGCCTGCCCGCATGTGGTCTATGGCCCCGGCTGCGGCCTGGCCCGCGCCAGCTTCAAGCAGACCAAAACGCTGGCTACGGTCGCCGGCTCGTCGCTGACCATTGCCTCGATTGGCGTGGCAGACAACTATTTTTCAGGCGGCTATCTCGAATGGACGAGCAGCGGTGTGGCGCATCGGCGCGCGATCCGCTCGCAGATCGGCGGAACCTTGATCCTGAGCTTCCCGCTGCCCGGCCTGGCCGCGTCCGCGTCGGTCGATCTGTATCCCGGCTGTGACCACACGCTGGCCACCTGCACCGGGAAATTTTCCAACACGCCGAACTACGGCGGGATGCCGTACTTCCCGGAAAAAAATCCGTTCAACGGCACGCCCATTTACTGAGCCATCATGAACTTTGTCTTTCAACTTGCGCTCCTCGTCGTCTCCTACTTCATCAGCGCCGCGCTGGCGCCGAAGCCGCCGAAGCCGAAGCCGGCTTCGTTGGAGGATTTCGACATCCCGGTCGCCGAGCAGGGCCGCCCGATCCCAGTTGTTTTTGGCACGAAGCTGATTACCGGACCAAACGTCATGTGGTACGGCGATCTTAGAACCACGGCCATTCAGGAAAAGGGCGGCAAGAAATGACCATTGTGCTGCATCGCCACTGCCGAGAACTTGGCTACTGCAACCGTGGCCTGCGCCAGTGGTTCGCGCGTGAGGGGCTGGACTGGGCCGATTTCCTGAAGCACGGCGTCGCTGCTGACATCCTGCGCGGGCGCGACAACGCCATGGCCGACCGCGCCATCGCGCTTGCCGAAGGGGAGTCTCATGGGCAGCAGTAAAAAGGCCACCGTCGGCTACCGCTACTACATGGGGCTGCACTTCGGCATCTGTCATGGCCCGGTCGATACGGTTCAGGACGTGATCGTCGGCGAACGCACGGCATGGACCGGGGCGCAGGATGCCAGCGGCCCGATTGCCATCGCAGCGGGCGAACTGTTCGGCGGCGACAAGCGCGAAGGCGGGGTCGAAGGCGTGCTCGACGTCATGATGGGCGAGCCGGCGCAGCCCGCGAATAGCTATCTGGTCAGCAAACTCGGCGCTGTCATCCCTGCATTTCGCGGAATCCTGTCGGGAGTATGGCGAGGCGGGCTGGTCACTTCTAACAACCCATATATCAAGCCGTGGGCATTTCGTGTCAAGCGCATCCTACAAGGCTGGTCGACAGGATCGGCATGGTATCCAGAGAAAGCGCCAATCCCCGGCGCGATTATCGGCGTTGGGCTGGATTATGTTGGCGAGTTTTACCATCAAGGCACGACGAGCGTTTGGGTTGGTGATGGAATTCCACAGCCGACATTGGGAGAAATAACAGGCACGGCGGACGAGATCGGACAGCATCTTGTCGACTTGCGAAATCAGGCATGGGAGGATTTTTACGGGCCTCCTAATGATCCTGTCAGTTGGGAATATGTCATCTATGAGTCGGCATATTTCAGCATCAATACAAGTACGCTGGCGGCATCAGGGTATGCGCCGCCTTCCGGCTCCCTTGTCGGCCTTGCTTCTGTTGCTAACGTTTCGCCCGTTTGCCCGCTCGGTGGAACAATGTCATGGAACCAGTCGACTCAGGTTGTTAGTTGTTCGTCGCCGCCGACATATCACACCGACATGAACCCGGCTCACATAATTTATGAGTGCCTGACCAATACGAATTGGGGCATGGGCTATCCGACGACGGCGATTGATTCGACATCATTCACCGCCGCAGCTGATGCGCTTTATGCCGAAGGTTTCGGGCTTTCAATGTTGTGGAACCAACAGGACACAATCGAAGCATTCATTTCCCTGGTGCTCGATCATATCGGCGGCATGCTCTACGTGCGCCCTGATACCGGCGCCTTTGCGCTCAAGCTGATACGCGCCGATTATGACCGTGAAACCCTGCCGATTTATGGCGTAACAAACCTTGTTTCGGCAGAAGGCTACCAGCGCCAGGCAGGGGGCGAAACAGTCAATGAAATCACGGTCGTCTATACCGATGCTGTCAGCGGAAAAGATCAGTCGGTGACAGTGCAAGACGCCGCCAATATTACAACCCAAGGGGCGGTCGTCAGTCAAACAAGAAATTACCCCGGAATTTCTGTTCCGGCGCTGGCCCAGCGTGTCGCCATGCGGGATTTGAACGCAGCATCGACGCCGCTGGCTCGGATCAAGCTGACGGCAACGCGGGCCGCCTGGGCGGCATTCCCTGGCGACGTATTCCGTTTAAGCTGGCCGGAATACGGCATTGATGATGTGGTATTCCGGGCCCTGAACGTCAATCGCGGGACGTTGCAGGACGGCCAGATCATCATTGACGCAGTAGAGGATGTTTTCGGCCTGCCGGATAATACCTATCTAGTCGATCAGCCAGGGGAGTGGGAAGACCCATCAAGCGCCCCGGAGCCAGCGCCATATCGACTGATGCTGGAAACGCCTTATTGGGACTTGGTACGAAACCTGTCGGCAGCCGACATGAGCTTCGTCGATTCGCTTTCCGGCTATCTCGAAACGCTGGCCGTCCGTCCGGGCAACGACGCCACGAATTACAGCGTCTATGCCAGGACCGGAGCGGCAGATTATACCCAGCGTGGCAACGGTGACTTTTGCCCGACGGCGACCATCGTTTCAGCGCTGTCGAAAACGACCACCGCAATCACGCTGACCGGCGGCATCGACCTCGATATCGTCGCGGCGGGCGGTTACGCCGTCATCGGTTCCGAGTATGTGCTGGTCGAAGCCATCGACTGGCTGGCCGGGACGGCAACCATCGCACGCGGCGTGCTGGATACGGTGCCGGTTACCCATGCCGCAGGCGCCCGCATCTGGTTTTCCGACGGGTATCAAGGCTTCGATACGACCGAGTTTGCGGATGCAGAGACGGTGGACGTCAAGCTGCGCCCGATCACCGGGCGCGGCGAGTTGGCGCTGGCCTCGGCGCCAGCCGATAGCCTGACCTTCGATCAGCGGCAATACCGCCCCTATCCGCCCGCCAAGGTGAGATTCGACGCCCTGGAATGGCCGGCAATCATCGACGGCTCGGCGGATGTCGTGTTGACCTGGGCGCATCGAGACCGCACGCTGCAGACGGCCTATATCGTCAAGCAGACAGAGGCCAGCATCGGCCCGGAAGCCGGCGTTACCTATTCGCTTGAGGTGGCCGACGAAGCACTGGCCGTCCTCCATTCAGCGGTCGGCATCAGCGGCACGACGGCGACGGCGCCGGCCTCGTCACTGACTGCCGGTCTGCTGCGCTTCCGGCTGTGGGCGGTGCGCGGCGGGCTGGCGAGCTGGCAGGTGCACGAACACTGGCTCGTCTGGGGCGGCGAGATTCGCCTGACCGAATCCGGCGAAACCAGACTGACCGAATCCGGCGAAACACGAATCACTGACTAAGGACCGAATATATGACAAAGAAAATCAGCGAATTGACCGCCGCAACGACGCCGCTGGCCGGCACAGAATTGGTCGAGATCGTCCAGAGCGGTACCAGCAAGAAGGTCGCCGTCAGTGAGTTTTCAGGCGGCGTGGCGCGTGAGATTCTGGCGGCAAACCGCACCTATTACGTCCGGATAGATGGCTCTGACTCGAATAATGGACTTGCCAACACCTCAGGCGGCGCCTTCCTGACGATACAAAAAGCCGCCAACGTTATTACGGAAACGCTCGACCTGGCGTCATATACCGTCACAATCCAGCTTGACGACAGAACATACACTGAGCCTATAACACTGCGCCGGTGCCTCGGGCGAGGCGGTTTTGGCGTGGCTATCTTGCAGGGAAACGCGGGATCGCCTGGTAACGTCATTATCAGCACAACCAACGCCAATGCGATTCTTGTTAGTGCCGGCGCGACTGAGTGGCTGGTGAAAGACCTGAAGGTTCAAACAACCACAGCAGGCAACGGGCTTTATTCATCAGTCAATGCTTACGTAAGTTTTCAGAACGTTGTATTCGGCGCCTGTGCCAATGCACATCTTTACGCTGCGCACAGCGGAACGCTGGTAGCTACCGGCAATTACAGCATTACCGGCGGTGCTGCGAACCACTTTAACGCTTCTTTGTGCGGGCGGCTGACCGTCACTGGCCGTACCGTAACGCTGACCGGAACGCCTGCGTTTTCAATTGGTTTTGCATCATCAAGCCTTGGCGGTGTCGTCGCGTGCGGCGGCAACAGTTTCAGCGGGTCGGCAACCGGTAAGCGATATGCAGGCATCACATCAAACGGCGTTGTTGACACATCTGGCGGCGGCGCCAGTTATCTCCCCGGTGGAACTGCCGGAGATGCTCCGACAACAGGCGGCCAGTATTTGTAGGTTTTGATCGCATCACGAACACTGCCCCCTCTCCAGTAGTGTGACTTTTGGCCCCGCTTCGGCGGGGTCTTTTTGTACTGTAAACGTACTGTGGGTAATACTTCCTACCCCCTCGCTAAAAATCCACGCACGCCCTACCTTCATTGCAGGAATGACATTTGACCGCGCCCACCCCTTTAAGAGGTTTCAGGGTGGCAGTGGAGGAGGGTTGCAGCCCCCTTGAGGTTTAAGGTTTCCATTGGTAATGAGAATGCTTACTAAAATGCGGGAACTCGTGCATACCAATGCACCAGCCCCGCTAAATTTATGGCCCATTTCAGGGGGTGAATTGAACTCACTCCCTTTCAAAAGTAATTAAGTGCACTCCGCACTCGTAGAATAGTTCACGAGTACGCCGGATGTCCTCGGCCCACCTCTCCGCGAACGCGGCGTCAGGTTCAGGGCAGACGACCTGCTTGATGCCAGCCTGAACGATAGCCTTCGCACAACCGTGGATCATGCACGGAAAGTGTGTGACCAGCATTGCACACCCATCAAGAGCAGTGCCAACCCGAGCGGCATTGGCAATCGCATTGGCCTCCGCGTGGGCAGCCCACCACAACTTTTCATCCCGAGTAGCGTACCGTGAATCAACATCTGCCGCACACCCACGAGGCGCCCCGTTCCAGCCTGACGCCCTGATCTCGTAACCCGGCCCGAAGACTAGGCACCCGACCTTGGTGCTCGGGTCTCTGCTCAACGTAGCGATGGACTCGGCGACACACAGGAAGCGGTGAATCTTGGCGGCTACCGTAGGGCATTCGCCGATCCATCGGTTCCTGTAGTGTCGCCAAAGTATGCCGTCGCTACGTGTCTCAAAAACTTCCTTTTCTTCATTATTGCCAAACTTACAGGAGCTTTCCACTTTTATTCTCCGAGATTGATGACTCTGTCTGCTACGCTTTCGCTCAAAACATCATGCGAAGCTAAAAGTATTTGCCTAAAGCCGACAGAGGAGAGGAACCCAAGAAGGTTCGCTGTCCGGTCCCTGTCGCAACCTGCTGCGCACTCATCCAGAATTAGCAAACTCGTATTGGGTATGAAGGTCTTCGTCAGTGCCACGCGGATCGCCAAGGCCAGCACGTCGAGGGTGCTGCCGCTGAGCGATTTGACTGAACTGCCGTTGACCTTGAAACCGTCACTGTCCTTGGTGACGACACTGGCTTCTCCTCGTAGTTGGGTGAAGAATTGGCTGACGGCAGCGAGTACGGAACTCCACAGGTAGTCAGTTACGCTCGGTTTGATGGCACGCATTTTCTTTAGGAGGGTGTTGTTGAACCCGATACTGTCAATGTCATTTCGATATTCCGTTATCCTTTCTTTCGTCGTGTTGATTCTGCTCAAACAAGATGCTGTAAGCGCCTCGACTGTGTCGAGTTCCACCTTCGCCGCATTGAACGCTTGCTCCGCCTTCCACACCTTGTCGTCGATCAGGTTGAGGGCGTCGGCAGCCTTGCGGTAAGCGATGGCGAAGGGGACAACGTCGACGTCAGGCGTAACCTCCAGTCGTGCTGTCGCGTCAGCCAGATCAAGCTGCGCCCGTGTGAGTTCCCGCTCAAGGGCGGTGACTTCGCCCTCTGCCCGTCGAGATGCTTCATAAGCATTCTCTAATACACGGAGTTCTTCCTTCAGGGCATTGGCATTGATGTTTCTTTGGCTGGGCACATCAGCAACCCAGAGAATCCTTGACGGGATGGTAGCGTTCTCGTGCTGGATGTACGGGGCCAGGGTGTGCGGGATTTGCGAGAGGTACTGCCTATCTGATTTGGCGACTTCTTCGAGGTTGGTAACTTCCACGTTGAGGGCCGACTGGATAGCCCGCTCCGCCAGTATCTCAGCAGACAGGTTGGCAATTTCCTTGTCGAGGGCGGCGTTCTTCTCCAGTACATCCTCCCGCTTGGACACGTCAGTGCCACAAGTTTTGCAGACCCCGCCGACAATCTTCTGCGTCTCAAGATTTCTTACCTTGTTGACCAAGGCATCAACCCCTTGCTTCGCTCGCTGCAATGCGTCCCTCTTCTCTGCCAACTCCTTCTCGAAACTCTCCCTGTCCCCCTCCCAGTGAAACTCAGGGATCGCAGGAAGCATTAGAAAACGCTTATATTCATTCTGGCGTTTGACCAGTTCGTTGATGTCGAACAGGTTGCGACGCAGGGTGTCGATGCGGCCAGTATCAACCGCGGCGACCTTGCGCTTGGCAGTGTCGAGTTCCCCGGAAACCTGCCCCAGCTTGGCCTGTGCTCGGCTTACTGCATTCGCCGCTGTGGCCCTCGCCAACGCCGCTGCCTCAGCCTCGTTGTGCTTCTCGATGGCGAGGTTGTAGGCGGGGGCTTCGTTGTCGAGGCGGGTTTGCTTGAGGTTTTCTACCCTGTAGCCTGCCTTCGCGGAGTCTTCCCTTAGATCAGCCACCTTGGACGGCGGCGGCATGGACTTCTCAGCTTCCTCAAGATCAGCCTCCGCCTGCTTCAGCTTCTCCCGTACAGGCGCGTCAGAGCCAAGGAGCAGCTTGGCCTGCATCTCTTCGATGATGCGGTCGATGGTTCCAAAATCTGCGAGCTTTGCCATGAGGCCGGAAACCGCTGACGGCCCATCCTCCAAGACTCCGCGCAGCCCCGACTGGTCAGCGAGCATGAGGCTGCTGGCGGTCTTGGCATCGGCGCCAAGGAGTTGAGCGGCGAGGGCGCTGACTTCGTTCTGGCCGGTGACGAAAACGACGCCATCCTTGATGACTTCGGCGCCGGCTTTTGACCTCCGGAAGCATAGCTCTTGACCTTCAAACTCAACAACGAGTTCGACCTTGAGTTCGCTTTCCTTGTGGCCCCAAGTGACGCACTGGGATAGGGAGTCGCGGAGGGCTTTACTTCCATACAAGGCGTACAAACATGCTTCCTGCATAGAGGTCTTACCGCTTTCGTTCTGGCCCCTGCATACAACCAACCCTTCACCAAACTCAAAGAAGGCGTCCTCGTGCTTCCGGAAATTCTTTAATGCCAGAGTCTTTATCATTTTATTTGACTACCCTTTCTTCTCTGCATGAAGGAGAGATATTACGTTGTGCTTTCTTAAGGCTGACTTAAGCCTCCTCCGCCTCAAACTTATAAGGGGCAGAGTCTGACAATTCGATTTCCTGAGTGCAGTGCCAGCACAGAGAAGCGTAAGCCTCACCACTATCTTCAGCCATAGCGATTGCCTCTTCTTCAGAGTTGGCATCAAACTCTCCAATTAGTTTGGAAGCAGTCCATAGACCATACACGCGATAAGTTTTCATTCCATCTCTCCCACAATCCCCCGAATCACTTCCGACTCGGCCTCATCCAACTGCTTGTACACAAACTCCATCACGTCAAATTTCTTCGCCACTTCAAAGGTCGAGGGCAAATCCCCCATCTCGGCGATGCCGTCGATCTTGACGGCGTTCGTCACGACAAAGGCTTGCGAGCGCTGGCGAAATTTGTGGATGGCGTCGATGACTTGGGCGGCTTCGGCATTTGTAGCGTCACCCACGATGCGGATGAATTGGGCATCTTGGTCAAGGTTTCGCCAATCGAGTTCTGCATAGCTTCCCTCCGCCACCCAGCACTCAGTCTTCGTGAGGCTTCCATGTTCCAGCGTCCAGAAGTATTTGCTTCGGTTACCGAGGCAGTCACTGATACTCGTGGGGATTTGGTTTCCAAGGCAGACAACTGTGCCGCCGTGAGCAGGGGTTCCGTGAGGAATTTCCTCGCGGTGAGCATGTTCATGTGCGAATCCAAGGTTGACCCCTTTCTCTGTGAATTTGAGGGCTACGTCCTCACTGACATTGAGCGAATGATCCGCCTGCTCAGCCCACTTGTTATGATAATTGGCGTGCAGCAGGACGAAGTCGCCGGGCTGGACGCCCTCAAGGACTTTGTTGAGTGTGATGTCAAACAAGTCTTGATTGGCGTGATGAGCAACAGTGAATACCTTGCCAGCATCAAGGAACGCACTTTCAGACTCGTTGATGCCGATGACGTTTACGTTGTCGAATTGTTGACTAAGTACGGTCGATAGTGTTTCAAACGACGACACCTTGCTACCCTTGCTCGAAACGTCATGATTACCTGCGACGAGGTTAAGGGTGCAGTCTAGGTTATTGGCGCACCACGCAGCCAGCAGCATGTAAGTCTCCAGCCAATCCCTCGGGTCAACCTCGAACCCGTCAAACAGGTCGCCTAAAATTACAAGGTCGTGTCCGTTGGCTTTCTCAAGTAGGGCGTTGAACTGCTCAAAGATGTAGGTTCGGAGGTCTTCTTGGGAGGAGGGGGTAACGCCGCCGCGACGCACACATCCAAGGTGCAAATCATTCAAAATAATCATGTCGTATTCCTTTCTATGAAGCAGTGCTATGGTTCTCTGCTTCGTATTATGTCACAAGTCGGAGCTACCTGCTTTTCTCGTACTGAGCCGCAACATAGCAAACCGTCGAAATGATAGCGAAAGCGACGAAGCCAAACACCTTGTCATTGGCGGCATACGCGTTGGCGGAGATCAGCATGTACCATGCGACGTGTTCGAGTTTGGTCATTTGAAATCAGCCCAATCAGAGTCTGCACACTCGACCCAACACCCGTATTCTTCATCTTCCCTGAAGTACAGGCCGCTAACCAGCATCTGCCCTCCGCAGTCGTTGTAGGTTCTGATTTCAACATCTCCGTGCCCGTTGTCACGGAGATCTTCCAGATATTTGATTGCTTCATTGACGGTCATTTGAAATAATCCTCTAAAGCCTCCTTCGCCGAGGCAAAGGTAGGCAGGTTGGTTAAGGGAAATGATGCGGGGCAGTCTTCATAGCAGAAGAGGTCGTCGTTGGTGAGGTAGACCCATGTATTGAAGGCGCTCATGAAGACGAGAACGAGGACTTCGGCGTTGGTCCATGCAAACTTCCGAAGCATGCCGTACTGTCCGATCTTGGCTTTGGGCAATCGGCGTTCCTGGGCGCTCTCTTTAACTTCGAGGTAGATGGTGCGATTGCCTTTCTTGGTAGCAAGGCTCACCAGAAAATCGCTTGGCTGGGCGGCTATCAAACCTCTGGCAGCCTTGGAGTCTGCAAATCTGTGCCATGCGAAATCGTGTGCCTGTTGAGAGCAAGCCTCTAGCCAGTGTGCAGCTTCCTTCTCGGCCCATTTGCCCTTGTCTAATTTTTTCATAACACCCCTAAAACAAAAGCCTTGCAGTACGGACGGGTCGCCAAACCACCCCAAGTGAGGGCTGTCCGTACTGCAAGGCTTACTTGATCTGGTTTGGCCCAGATATTATGCAGCTAATGCTTCTCTTTCGTCAAATATGTCAGACAAAGTTTCCTCGATTTTACCTGCGTCGAATACTTCGCCTAGCTCGGTGAGTTCTCCGAAGTTTTTCCCGAGGCCGATGGATGATGCGGAAGGGACGACGTCCAGGAACTGCTCTGTCATGAACTTGTGCATCGCTTGGGTCACTGCAACGACATCCCTGGGGTTTACAGAGAATACCGCTTCGTCGTGCAGGGGGAACATCCACTGCATGTCGTAGCGGTCCAGCAAGTTGCTGTCCCATAGGGCGGACATCACAGTTTTCATCTGACTGGCTGCAGATCCCTGGATCATAGCGTTAGATGCTTGTCGCAACCCTTTGCTCTGCTCGTAGCTGTTGTCGGACAGTAAGGACTTACGTAGGTGCCTGACAGTCCCTCCAATCAGCCTAACGTACCCGTGGGTTGATGCGAAGTTTTCAACATCTCGCTTCCACTTAGCCAAGCTGGAAAACTGGGAGTAGATGGCGTCAATGTATTCCTGGGCCTCTTTTTCTGGAATCCCAAGGGTCTCCCCGATCTTGGGGGCTTGTGCTGAATAGAGGCTTGCGAACAGCACGATTTTTGCAATACTCCGAATTTTGTCAGCCTTGTCCGCAGTCTCCTTGTCTGAGGATTTACGCATCTTTACAAACTCTTCATAACTAACTCCTGCAATCTTTGACGCCACAATGGAGTGCACGTCCCGAAGCTGGTCTTTGCTGCCGATGTAGCACGACATCAGGTTAGTGTCTTTAGAGTAGTCCGCGCAAAGCCTGACCTCTTGGGAGCTTTCATCGAGTGACACCACAACCGCATTCCTGTGGTGGGGCAAGATGACAGAGCGGATGCCACCATACTCCCGGTCAAGTTGCTGAATGTTTGGTTTTCGACTTGACCATCTCCGAGTATTGGTCGAGCACTGAATTAACTCGGGGTGCAGGCGCCCATCCTTCCAATGCACAGCGGCAGGGTAGGGGTCGTAGTACAGCCCGCGCTTGGTGTTGATCGACTTCATCTTCATCAAGGCATCCAGCACCTTGTACTCAGCGCTACCCTTGTCCTTGGCGTCCATCTTCTGCGCCATTTTGATCGCGTCGTCATCGGTGCGGGCAGTACCCTCGCGGATACCCTTGGCCTTCATGACGTCAGTTGGTCGGTTACGCAACCGGATAGGCAGCCCCATGACCTCGTACAGCAGTCGGCCCACTTGCTTCGGTGAGGCCGAGTCGAATTGAGGGGCACCGGAGAACCTGTCGGCGACCATCTGATTCAAGGAGTTGCAGTCCTCCGAAGCAATCAGGGCAGCCAGTACGTCGTGGCCTTCGTCCTCAACCAGCTTGGCAATCTTGGATGTAGTGCGAACCATCGTCTTCAACTCAGACCCGGTCACGATCTGGTAGATTTCCTTGATCGCTGCCGGCGTCAGTTCCTTGTACTCCGGACACACCGTACCGTCCCAGCCCTTCTCAATCAGGAAGGCGTGCAGGATGCGCTCGCACTCGTCGAACAGGATGTCGTCCTGCTTCTTCAACTCATTGAGGCGCTGCAGGCTGACGTCAATGCCTCGCACGTAGGACATGGCCGACAGATACATCGGCTTTTGTTCGAGGCGCATGAAGGCGTCGAAGGTGTCTTCGATTTCCATGCAAACCTTGAAGTGGTTGTAGATGGCGTTGGTGCAGTAGACGTCGTCCATACCGTAAGATAGAACGTGCTCGGCAGTAAGCTCGTTCATCTTATGTTGTTTCTTGATCTCGTTGCCTTCTTCATCCACCCCAACAACCATGGTCGTCACGTGCTCGTAGTTTTCCTGGTCGTAATTGAGCAGTTCCTTCGATAGTGCCTTCAACCCGTGGCTGTTGGCGTCCTCATTCCAGTAGGAAGCAGCGATACGGCTATCAACTGCATTCGGCAAAAATCCTCGCCAGCCGTTGTCCTTCCATGCTTCACCAAAATGGTTGAACAGTACGGGGGCCTCGAACCCTGCGAAATTCTGGGCAACTGTGACCTTGGACCTCGGGATTACTTCAAGCAGTTCGCGGAGTTGGTCGTAGGTGCAGTTCTTGACGCTGTCCGTTTCTTTGTGGCATGCGGAAATGTACAGACCATACTGAGCATTCCTACCAAACGTGATGCCGCAGCCGGTAATCATGCTACCCAGTACATCAACTCCGCCCCCCTTCTTGGATGAACGCTCAAGCCACTCGTCGCTTTCTTCCCCGACGTAGGTTTCTAGGTCAAGGCAGAACTCCGGCGTTTCGTGAATCTTGCTGCGGAAGAAGTCGAGAGCTTGCTCGTAGTTGCCAGCATGAACCAGGCGTACCTGACTGTGGTACTTCTTGAGCCGGTCTTCGCCTGCATATGGCTTGACCATCCCCGCCCGCCACGACAAAGGCTGCCGCAACGTATTGACCTTCTCCGGGTACAGCTTCGCCAAGGCATAACTAACATACACGCCCTCAGCCCCGTCGATGACGCGCTGGAGTTCCTTGAGTTCGCCGACGTCCTCACCAAGTTCCAGCAGGCGCTTGCCAACGATCAACCCTTCAAGGGCTTCCAAGCCTTCTTCACCGAATAGGTCGAGCAGCTTGTTCCATGCGGTCTCGCCAAACTTGTAAGCACCGCCGTATTTGTCAGACGAGTCGCCAACCAACGCCTTGTACACCGTAATGTACTTAGGAGAAAACGGGCCGAACGGATTGACATCGCGGGCGCCGCGCTGCCACAGGTGAATACCCTCGTCCGGGGCAATAAGAGCGGCGAGGTCGCCGTCGTTCGACACGATCCAGCGCTCGCCCTTGAGGTTGCGGGCGAGGTAGGCAATCACGTCGTCAGCTTCCATGCCGTCCTGCCACGCGAGTTGAGCGCCAACCCCCAACAAGGTAGTAATCAGCATTTCCTTCGCCTTGTTGAACTCGATGGTCTGGTCGTCGGGCTGCTCACGTCCCGCCTTGTAACCCTCGAACATGCGTAGGCGCATACGCTTCGAGTTCTTGCCTTCATCGACGAGGATGACGTCGCGGGGTTGAATGTTCAGGTCTTCGAGAACCATGAGGATATGGTCAAGGGCGTTGTCGTAGCCGTGGTCGGCGTCGTTGACGTTGATCTCCTTGCCGTTGAAAACGACCTTCCTGCTGTTCTCACCCTTGCCAGCCATGAGGCCGGTCCAGAGGATGCTGCGGAGGTCTATAAGAGCGCGTTTCATTATTTTCCTTCCAAGAGTTTGTCCGCTTTTACTCTCACAGCGTCGAAGCTAACCTGCAGCCACCCGCCGCAAACCTTGTCTTGGTACTGCTCCCCTCGAACAGGGCCGGGCTCCAGCCCTAAAGGTCTTCCGCAATGGGGGCAGATGACTAACCAATCACCGTCACCGCACTTAGCGAATTGCATGACATCCAAGATTTCGTCGTTCATATCAATTCCTTTTCATTGATGTTCCTTGTCCAAGTGTGAGGTATCTGGGTTAACCGGAATCAGGCGATAGTCATAGTCATCTACATACCCGCTCTCCCAGTCCCGGCTTTCATTGCAGACCACAGCCTTATACACGCCATCGTCACACTCGTGCAGGTTAATAATCCTTGGCAGAACTGCATCTGCGCCAACTTGTGAGGAATCCTCCTCCAAGAGGTTGAAACCTTGACTTTGCTTTCGCAAAAATAGAAGACTCTTTTTGGTATGCAGCCCTCTGCTGTCCTGCCACATTGAGGTGCGCAAGCGAACAACGCACAGGGGCTTCTCTTTTACCTTGTCGACGCTGAATAGTTCGAGGAGTGAGGTTGAAAGGTTGTTTTCTGAAGGCGCCATAATCATTCCTTTGTCTTATCAATTACAGGTTCGTACCGCCACTTGTGCTTGCACTCCCTGCATTTCCATGTTGCCAGAGGGGTGCAGTCAATGATCTGCACTTGCCGAGTCAGGCAAACCGGACACCTCGGGGCTTTACTGCAGACCCTGAGGCGGCGGTTAACTAAACTGTGGGGATCGGTCACCGCTTCTTCCTCTCCTGCGCCGTGGCACATTCCCAACATAAAAGATTTTTAATCGCCACCTTCAGGCGCTGCTCGCCAATGTCTTCTCCACAGGAAACGCACTCCCGGATAAGAAAGTGCCCGTTGTCATCGGGAAATTGCTGAGGAATCGAGTTGAGGCGCTGCACCCTAACAGACTCATTAGTGGCGTACATCTCGTTCCGGCTGGCAACGTCGAGGGGGTCTGAGTATTTCTCATCGTCCATATGTGTCACTCTCAACATTACCCCTTGGAAGGGTTGCAAGTAGGGCGTGAATGCCGTTTATAGTGACTGCTTTATCCTCTTCAGGGGCGGGCAGCAGCCGCATCATAGCTTCCATACTCAGTAACTCATCCTTAGAGTCGGAGCCGATTAGCCCAACTAGCGCTGCCCGTAATAGAGCAACATCGGCCTCCGCTTTGCGTAAAGGATGGCGTTCGCAGACCTTAATGTGCTCAGTCAGAACCTCACTCCCGGCTGCCGGGGTATCCTGAGGATATTGATGCCCGCAATAGACACACGTCAAAACTCTTGAATTCATAAGTCACTCCCCCACAATCTTGTTCATCAGTCCGTACTCCTTGGCGTGACGCTCAATGAAAGCAATGAGGCATGAGGCTTCGTGTCCCAGTTGCTCAAGGTTGCCGTTGTTGTTTACTTTCACATCAGCCTTGCGGTTGTACTTGATACCTGCCTCGCTAGAGTGGGCTGCCAACGCTCCAAACAGCCCAGCGCTGCCGCGCTCCATGTGGACAATTACACCTCCCAAGCCTCGGATAACCTCAGCCTCAAGGTCGGAGCGCACGTCAGACACGACGACGCTCTGTTTATCCTTGACCTTGATGTAGTCGCAGGCCCAGCGCTTAACCCAGAAATCATCGCCGAAGGTGCCACGGATGGCTTCGGTGCCGAGCTTCTGAAAGGCCTCGCGCCCCGTGATTTCCCACATTGGCGACTTCCACTCCTTGATCTCGTCCTTGAAGACAAGTTCGAGGGGCCAGTCGAAGATTACCGACGCCGCCGCCTTCACCGGATTGGCAAACGCCATCTTGTAGAAGCCATGTTCCTCGACAAGGAAGTTGGCGAAGGTGTCCTTGCCTGATCTGGCCTTGCCGGCGATGCCTATTAGTTTCAACCCCATAAATCAAACCCCAAATAAGTGAGAGAGCAACGCTCCCTTGTCGCCCTTCAAACTTTGATCTTCCTCAATTTCAATATTGTCATTGATTCGATCAAGGCTTGTCAGGTACTTCTGTTTCATTTCCGGCGAGTACGTGCTGCGCAGCTTCCCGCGAGGTGCCCCGAAAAGTGTAATGAACTTGGCGATGGGCAGGGTGTCAGGGACCAGCAGTGCATGCAGGTCCTTCAGTGGGTCACGAATCGAGTTCTCGATTATGTGGCGAGCATCGACAACAGGGTTCTCCGTCTTGATCGCCCGTGCCCCCTTGTCGTACACCACGTCGAAGCGGTCGGTAATGGCACGTTCGGCATCAACCCCGAGGTGGACGGCGATGTTGCAGATCATTTCGATCTCGTTGGTTTCCTCCGGAAACTCTTTAAGCAAGAGGCGGTAGGTTCCATTAAACGTCTTGACCTTGGGCATCCGACTCAGCCCGCGTACACACCGCAAAGGCGCTTCGTCCTGCGGCACACGCTTGCTGTTGCGGACGGCGCGGTCGCCAAGGAAGATGGCGCGCGGGGAAATGCCAATGTGAATCTTGCTCGTCATCGACACCCCAAACCCCCCGTAACTCTTGGTCAGCGACTTGTCCAACGCCCACGCTGCCAGCTTCAGGAACTGGAGGGCAGGGCCGAACGTGTGATTGGCGCCATTGCCGAAGTGGAAGTTGGGGAAGGCGACATTGAACTCATTGATGATGTTCGTCAGGGACAATTTGGATTCAATCGCCTTGGTCATGCCAAGCTGCCACGCATCGAGAATCTTGGCGCGGTCAGCCTCAGTGGAATAAAGGTTGCGCAGCATGTCGTCCAGCCTGACGCCACCGTAGCGCAGTCCACAGACCATCGGCGGATGGCGCCAGCGCTTTAGGTCGTTGCCGTAGCCGACGCCGTAGATAGAGGAACCCCGGAGAACCAGCGTCTTCTTCCAGTTCTCCGCGCAGCTTATGATGAAGCTGAGGATTTCACGCTGGGCATCGCTCATGTCAGCGATGCGGTCACGCGAAGTGCGGTAGAAGTTGCCCATGTTACTCAGACTTCACTGTAAACGCTGGGCTCGTCGTTGGGGTAGCAGGAGGAGTCAAGGAGTACGTTGGATTCATCAACTCTTTCGCTGCCTCGTCCTCGGCCTCGGCCCATGATCCGACAGCGAAAGTGCCAAAGTACGTACACTTTTCACGCATCGCATCAGCCTCCGCCTCAACATCCCGGTTGATAGCGTGGTCAGCGTTGAACTTCAGGTCTGGGTAGCGGGCCTCCAGCTTCTTGATATTGACCTCAAGTACCTCGTCCCAGCTTGAACCAAGGAGGTCCAAGAGGCCGTTCAGGTAAAACATGATGTCGCCGACCTCTTCAACAAGGTGCAGCGTGTCTAGAGACTTGCCATAGGCGTAGTGCTTTTTGATGATGTCCGCCACTTCCCCAGCCTCGCCGGTAATGCCAAGCGCCATGTGAGCGAGGTTGGCTTCGCTGCTTTCAAGGTCGTTTAGGGTGCGGATAGCGAGGGTGCTGTATTGTTCGAGGTTCATTCCTTGTCCTCCGCGAGGTGTTCCGAAATAATATGAGCAATGCGGATAAGTTCCTCACGATCATCTGCAATGTGCTCAACGAGGTCGATAATGAGTTGCGCCACGTACCCGTAGTCTTCATCAGCCAAAGAGTTGATGATTAGGCTTCTAAAGGCTTGGTTGGATACACTGACTGTAATCTCAGGCATTTTTACTCCCAGTAAGAAGCCCCCCAATCGGGAGGCTTTGTTTCAGTAATCTTCAGCTACTTTTGCTGGCTAACCCGGCTACGCAATTCGTATCCCATGAGGGGCCACAACTCTTCACGGGAGTTGCGGATCGCAATCTTCTCCCCCAACTCAGCGTTGTCGTTCTCCGGTGATACAGCACAGGCGGGCTTACCAACTACAGCAAACCCGTTTTGGGTTGTCAGCACCGCCCAACGTAAAACCTGCCCAGCCTTGGACGTAAACTTAACGATCTCAACCTCAGCAATATTTTCCGCAAGGTCGGAAGGGGTAACCCTTGGAGCATTCAACCCTTTTTGATTGACTTCTTTTTCTATATCTAAACTTTCCATGCTTTTCTCCTAGTTAAACGCGAGCCGCTAAAGCCTCGCGCAGGTCTGGTTCGATGTCGGCCTTTTCGATCAGCCAGCGAACG